CGGAACGACGACCATGGCGAATGCAGCAGCATTCAATGAGAACTCGTCATGGAGCGACATCATCAGCAGTGCGATGCAAGAGGCTGGCCACGCATTGTAGCGCAATCCCGCGCCCAGTGTGCACACATGGAGTTGAGAGATGCCTGTAGGGACTATTGTGCCAATCGCGACTGTGCTGCACAGCACGCTCACGAAGTCGAGGAAGAAGCTGGTCATGGCCAGCATCAAGAGCAACGCGCTCATGGCGTGGGTGTTCTCGAATGACCGTGTTGAGTATGAGGATGGTGGTTACAACATCACCAATCCGCTGACCGTGGGACGCAACCCCAACGTCACGTCATACCGCTACTATGGCGAACTCCCGGTTGACCAGACGAACGAGTTCGACACAGTTGAGTATGGATACTCGCGTGTCGCTGGTTCGGTCATCATCAGTGACCAGGAGCAGGACGAGAACCAAGGTGCAGCCGCCATCTTCAAACTGATGAAGGAGAAGATGAATGTGCTGGAGGAGTCCATCAAGGAGAAGTTCTCACAATACCTCTACGCACTCGGTGGTGGGACTGATCCACTCGGCCTGTTGTCGCTGATCCCGACGAATCCCAACACCGGGACACTCGGTGGCATCAACAGGGCGACACAGACACAGTGGCGCACCAGTTCGTATGTGTTCAACGGTGCGGTTGACTCGACCAACATCGAGGAGGTGTTCGACGATATCCTCATGGACCTCACACTCAAGGGGGATCGTCCGGCTGTGATCCTCGCCGGTCGCAACATCTACCGGCTCTACAGGCAGGCGGTGCGTGACAAGATGACACTGCCGCTGAGTGAGGGCAAGGCCGGGAAACGGATGTTCGACCTCGGGTTCGAGGGTGTGCTGCACAACAACATCCCGTTGTTGTATGATGAGGATTGCCCTGTCTCGTTCGCATACTTCATCAACGACAAGTATCTGCGCCTGCACATGCTCCGGTCAGTGAACATGAAGGTCAAGGAACTCGTTGCACCGTGGAACGTCGATGCGGTGGGCAGTCGCGTGGTGTGGCAGGGGCAGTGGTGTCTGTGGCGCGCGTATCGCACACACGCCGTCCTGACCAACTGAGCGACTGAGCAACAGAGCCACACGTGTGGCAAGGAGCATGACATGAGTGGAACAATTGAGCCGACCCCCGTCCTCAATCTCGAACCGGACCCGGTGATGCCTGAGACTGAACCACCGGAGGGTGCAACGGATGAGTCACAGGTGCCGCACTTCGCGGAGCCTCGCGTCCTTGAGCGCAATGATCCGACGATCCTGCGCAACCCAATCGGACGTCCGCTACGTGATGCACAGGGACGTGTGCTGCACATCGGTGACACACCCGAGCCGTTGCACCAAATCCCGCTTGACGCGGACCTAGAGAGCATCACGAGGGAGGGTGATGTGCTCGGGCTGGTGACGCGGTATGAGTTCAACTCACTCGTCACCATCATCCAAGAGGACCGCAACAAGTTCCGTGCTGGACAAGAGCCACCTCCGGAGGCAGACGCTGAGGCGACGGAGGAGAACACACAGCCGGAGCCGACGCCATACTATGAGCGTGAGGACGACAGGCGATGAGTGGCACGAACATCAAGCCTGCATTCCAGGCTGAGTTGGTGAAGGGGCGGTTCAGTCGCGTCGTCACCAAGGTGCATGAGGACGTGCGCAAGGTCGGTGCGTTGAACAAGGAGATCATCACAAGGACGATGGTGCAAGAGAGGGAGGAGTTCGATGAGGGCTACATGATCTACTGCCCACAAGGACACTCCATCTTCGTGCCCGCTGATGATGTCGCACAGCTTGAGCGCATCGGTGTGTTCGATCCACCGCCACGGATTGACATGGAGAGTGGGGAGGTGGTGCCGGATCACTACGATCTGTCGCCGAAGGAGATCGTGGAACGCAGCACACGCAACCGTCCACGTCCATTCAACATGGCGCCACGAGCCAGCACCGGCGGATTGACCGAAGTGCTCGCTGGGACTGATCCAGGCGCAACAGAGTAAGGAGAGCGAACCATGTCAAACATCGCCTATGTGCGGACGTTCTTCCCGCGTCGGGTGAACATGTATGTGCCGAAGATGGAGTATTCGGCCAGTGTGAACCAGAATGGGATGTCGAGGGTGTCATTCGGTGCAGTGCCTGTGCCGGCGGTCAACTACCTCTTGAATGCTGTGTCGATTGCAACGACGGTCACATATACGTCGGCCAACTTCGCCAACAACTCCATGTTCCCTCATCCATATGGAGCCAACATCGCACTCGTGTGCAGTGCGGCGAATGTGTCCACGGTGGTATGTGAGGGCTGGGACTATCTCGGTCAGCCGATGAGCGAGAACATCGTGCTCGCTGGTGCGACACAGGTGAACGGTGTCAAGGCGTTCAAGTGGTTGAGGCAGGCGACATTCACCGGACTCGCTGCTGCGACGATCAGTATGGGCTTCGACTCCAAGCTCGGCTTGCCATACAAGGCAGTGCGTGTCGGGGCTGAGACCAATGATGGCCAACTTGCCGCAGCCGGGACACTGCAAGCACCGTCACTCGTGGAACCACAGACTGCGACCACACTCGACCCGCGTGGCATGTATACACTCACGACGGTGCCGAATGGTGCTGCGATCATGACAGCAACATTCGACTTCCAGAATGACCTCAGTCGCACCACTGGCAACGGTGGACTGCACGGGCTACCTCACTTCTCAAACTGACCTCCATCTGCCAGTCAAGGGAAGTGTGGTGAGGCGACGGGCGCTGCCCCCAAATCCAGCGCCCGTCTGCCACACGTGTGGGAGTGCAGTGAATGGTGTGTCTCATCAGCGATGTCGTGTCGGACGTGATCACCGAGATATCGCAAGTGCCCGGCATCGCAACGCAGGTGTATGCGAGTCCCCGGATCAGGCAATACGTGCAGGACGCGGTGCTCCTTGAGATCGAGGAGTTGTGGTATCCGGACTACATGGAATACTTCACTGTGCAGCCGAATGGCACCACTGGCCAACTCAGTGCTGACATGGTGGGACCGATCAGTCCAATCACACAGTTCGGTGACTTGGCATACGTGTGGCCACCGAACTCGAATAAGCCGCTGAACAAACTGCCACCGCGCATGAACCCCAACATGATCGTGGTCAACTCAGCGTCCACGGGTGGCGGCAGGCTCTACATCTCACCGGACTACTCATTCCCGAACAGACCATTCAGAGTGTGGCCGAAGACCGCGAGCGACGCATTGACGGTGTGGGCACGACAGCGACCGAAGTTGCCTGTTGCAGACTCCGACAAGGTGTATGTGGATCGGCTGTTGCTGACGTATGACGCTGCGTGGATGTATGTCACGGATGATGGGACTGTGCCGGGACAGGTGGACAAGTTCAACAAGCTGGCCATCAAGCGACGCTCGCAGGTGCACGCGGGCTTCGCGACAGGCTCACTGCCACTTGACGCGCGACAGGCACAGGACGCGACCGACCAGTGGTGGGAGGCGTAAGCGTGGCATTCGCTCAGCGCAACTCGCCAAAGAGCACACAGAGTGCGGTGCGACAGCCGCAGCAGAATCTCATCACAGCGACGGTGCGTGCGTTTGAGGGCGGTCTCAATGTTGTGGACACCGACCTCAATATGTCACAGAAGTTCGCCAAGATTCTGGACAACATCGAACGCGGGCTTGATGGTTCACTGGCAGTGCGACCAGGGACGAGCTTGTTCACCACGTTGACGACACTCGGTGACACGAGTGACATCGTGAACATGTTCTACTTCAACAGCGTGATTGTGTCAGTGCAGACCTCGGGCTCGGTAGTGCAGACGACCGGCATTGGCACCAACACACGTATGCCACAGGGCGGCCCCAACCTGTGGCCAGCGGGCACGGACTACACTTCATTCACTGTGTTCAACTCACAGTTGGTGATGTGCAACGGCAAGAACAAGCCGCTGATGATTGAGGGCAATCCGAACAAGCCCAGCTACATGACACTCC